TGTTGAAATTGTTACACTATCAATAATTGGACTGGTTAATGTTTTGTTAGTAAGTGTTTGAGAACTTGTTAATTGTACAATATTACTATTTGTAATAGATGCAATCTTTGTTGCAGTATCTGCATTACCAGTAACATCTCCAGTAACATTTCCATATAATCTTCCTGCTTGTATATCTGCATTAGAACTAAAAGATACTGTACTTGAAGAACCTGTAGATGATGTTGTAGCAAACCTTACCCTGTCGCTACCTTCATCCCAACCAATAAACACATTATCAGAACTTCCTCTTTCTATAATTAATCCTGAGTCAGATTCTGCAGCAGGAGTTCCAGTTGCTCCGTTAGATAGCTCAATAAGTTTATCTGATACAACAAGATTTGTAGTATCTACAGTAGTTGTAGTTCCACTTACATTTAAATTTGGCACTACAAGAGTACCAGAACTTGGATTGTAGGTTAATGCACTAGTATCATCTAATAAAGCATTAGATTCATCATGAAATATAACAGGAAAATTTGTATTAGCTGTACTATCTGTTACAGTTACTTTACCTGAAGTTAATCCTGAAGCTGTTCCTGTTACATTAGTCATAACACCACTTGCTGGTGTTCCTAATGCTGGTGCAGTTAAAGTTTTGTTTGTAAGAGTTTGTGTTCCAGTAAGAGTTACTACTGTAGAATCAATATTTAAAGTTACTGTACCAGTGCTACCACCACCAGTTAAACCAGTTCCAGCAAGAACTCCAGTTATATTAGAAGATATTACAGAAGTAGTAGAAATTTGTTGAGATGAATCTGCTTTTACCTTATTAAGCTCTGTATATTTTGTTTCATATACAATTCCATTTCTTTTTTCTTGTTTTATTAAGTCTCCATTTTCAAGAAATGAAACTTGCTCTCCTTCTCTTAAGTTGGTTTTAGATGGTCTTACTTTAAAGAAAGAGTCAATATTATTGACATTGTGCTTACCTGAACCTGGCATTATGAAGCTCTCTTGTATTTTTCTCTGTATTCTATTGTAATATCGTTAATAGATATAGTTTCTGATGCTTCATCTGTTAATTGAAAAGCTATCGATTCACAATCTACATTTAATGTATATACCAACGTAGTATAATTGTCAGAATTTGGAGTAGCTGTAGCAGAATTACCGAATGATTCACTGCCATTTAAAGCATACTGCAATGTTAAAGTATTTCCATCATTTCCTGCTTGTCCATCATCTTTAGCTGTTATATAAACTTTGTACACCTTTTTAATTTTTCCTGGACTATCAAAATCTATATCTTTTGTTTTTAAATTTATTTGATTTACTCCTAAATCGCCAGATAAAAGTTTTATAGTTTTATTATTTCCAGATGATGCATATTCAATAAAGTATAATCCGTCAGAAGATTGTATAAAATTAGACATACCATTAGACATTGACTTTGTTACAGACCATCCCTTTGTTTGGAAATCATATATTAAAAAATCATCTGTTGATGATGTGTCTTGACAAGCTACTAGTTGTCTGTATTTAGGATTATATCCTATAGCAGGTCTAGAGCCAGAGTTAGTTCTAAAAGTATTGTCATTCAATAATAAAGATAGCTCTACTGGTTGTGAATTTCCATCAAAAATATAAATTCCATCATCGTTTACCCAGCATATTCCAAAAGGTGTTTTTAAAACAGACTCTTGTGTTCTACATCCAACACCATCATATTCAGCTTCTAAGTACCATCCAGCATCTGATGTTGATGATACATTAATAACATAAAGTTTTTTATTTTTAAATGCTAATAATCTGTTACCTAAAGAATGAAGTGCCGTAAAAGAATCTCCATCATTTATACCTATATCTAAATAATAAGAATCTGGAAATGTTGCAAATCTATTTACAGGAGAATAATATACTCTATCATCATAAACTACATCATCTTTTCTTACATTTGCAATCCAGGCTCTTCTAGCACACACTGCAGCTGCTTTATATCCACCTTTTGTACCAAGTGTTATATTTTTTTCTTCTTGCGAATATCCGTTTATACTTTCATAAGTATCTAAAGCAGGTGCTGTTATTTGTAACTTAGAACTTAGTTGTGCATTAGCTGTTGAACCACCATCATAAGTACCACTAACAGACCATGAAGTAAACTGCTCAAAAAGATTTTTTCTTACACCTCTTTCGTAATCAACATCTAAAAATAATATAAACCTATCATTTGAATCTTTTATTCTTGTATAAATTCTAAATCCTTTTTCTTTTTCTCTAAAAGCACTATGTATTCTTACCCTCACATCGACATCTTTAAAGTATCCACCAGGGACTATTAGTGCGTCTTCAGACGGAGTTTCAATAGTGCTGTGTGGTAATGTTTCATCTCCTGAGTAGTCTACTAAAGAATAAGTAAATTCATATGTTCCACTTTCCCAAGCACCTCCACTTTCTACAGATGAACCAGATGTAAGTTTTTTAAGAGGTGTTCCAGCAGCGTGCTCAGAAACTGGAGTGTTTGAAACACCTCTAGTAATTTGAAGTCTTACAGTATTGTTTGCATCTCCTACAGCAACAAGCTCTGTTACTTGGACAGCTTCACTATTAATAAAAATTATTTTACCTGGTTGTATGTCTGCTAAAGCTGTTATATCGCTAGGACTACCTGTGTCCTCTCTAACAAACATTCTGCTATCGCCTGTATCAACGACGTCTTGTTCAGAAGCATTAGGGTTAGCTACTATATCTATATCATTAGAATTTTTTTGTATATTTTCTAAAGAAGTAGAAGTTTGTACAGAAAAAGTATTAAAACCAAGCGAAAAATTACCTGAAGTTGTTGGTAATGTTATTGTTCCACTAATATTGTTATCAACGACTTGAAAAATTGCATCTGTAGTTGCAGTAGGTGCTGCATCTCCTGATACCCAAGATGCAACTGGTGTAGTTCCAAATCTTGGTTTACTTTCTATAAGCTGTATAGATTTTTGTGTAAATGAACCACTAGTATCAACTCTATCTTTATCTCCTATATATAAAACGCCATCTACATAATAATATACTGGTTCAAATGTTCCTGCATCAGTAATTGCAAAATCATTAGCAGTGTCTGCGTCTGCAAAATTACCAGTACTATTAAAGTTTCTGTGAAAAAACTCTAAATTATTTCCATCTGGGTATGCGATAATTTGTTTAGCTGTTTGACTAACAGCTCCACTGTCATCACTTATATCAAACTCATGATTATAAATAAAAGCACCATTTCCATGGTTGGAAGTAGTTACTTTAGATACAGCACTTGACTTATCGTCAGCATCTTTGCTTGAAGTAATCAATCCTGGATTAGAAAGAACAATATTGTCTGCTAACTGAACTTGATTAAATGCAATATCCCTAGGAGAGGACTTGGTATTAAGTCCTCCGCTAAAGTCATTCAATGTTAACATCTGTTTAGGCACTTAGCACCCGCATCCGCATTCGCAGTTCATATTTCTCTCCTATTTTTTGTTTAGAGTTTTTTTCACTTCTGCCCATAGTTTGTCATCTAATTTGTTAGATGATTTAGCTACAAGCCAATCTCCTAGGTGCATAATGATAGCTTTGATAAGCTTTTCTGTACCTAAACTTGTAAGAACTTTACCTAATATTGGTCCCATGATTCCTCCTATTAATTAGCATTTCCATCTTCTACGTGCTTGTCTTATTCTAGAATTAGGATTATTTCTAGTTTTAGCAGAACTTCTTTTCAGTTGTCCTAAAGACCTTGCACAATAAGACTTTCTTCTTTTAGCTGCTTTGCTACCTTTCTTTACTTTACCAGTAACAGCAGTCTTTAATTTACTACCAGGGTTTGCTCTTCTATAAGCAGCAACACCCTTTTTTGTCATTCCAGCACCTTTTTTAGTAGGTCTGTAATTAGCATTTTTGCCTTTTGTAGTTCTTCTTATAGATTTTGCTTTTCTTTTACCTTTTTTTCGAGCTGGCATTTTTCATTTTACCTTTACCATTGCGTTGTTTCATAGCTCTTAGTGCAGCAAAATCAGCAGCATTAA